ATATATATATATATATTTATAAACATATTATTTAAACAATTTATTATATTTAGTTTTTACCCTTACTTAATCTATTTCTAATCCTCATTGTATCATAAAATACAATATTTGGCGGTCTTTCTGCCTTACTTTTTCTTGACATAACATAATGCGTCAACTTAGCATCTTTTGTTTCTAACAAAACTCTTTTAGATAAGTCATCTTGTTGATATTTGGCTGTTTGACCCTTTTCCATTATTTTTTCATTATTATTACTATCAAAGAAATCATCATCTATTACAACAGTTTTTGGTCTAAATTTTTTACCACTTACTTTACCTGTTTTACCTCCAGCAGTTTTCGCTTTCTTTGGATCGTCCATTATTTGTGAACCAGAATCAATTGCAAATAATCTGTAATAATCTGGATTGTTATTCTTGAATTTATTACCCTGATAATAATGTTCAACTGATGCCCATTTTAATTTATCTAACTCAAAAAGGGGTTGAATTCTATCACCTTCACGAGGTTTCATATAAAAATTAGACAAAATCTTTCTCCAATCTTTTATTTTTGCTAACTCATTAAATTCCATTAAACGCTCTTCAGAAATTTTTTCACCTGTACCCTTACCGGGTTTTTTATTTGCCGATTTTGAATGAAACAAAAATTCAATATTTTCATCATACAAATCACTATCTTGTGGAGTAGGAGTTGGTTCCATTTCTACTTCGTCAACACTTTGTGCCATCCCTAGTTTTTCTTTTACTTCTTCAATTTTTGTTTGTTTTTGCTCAGATTTTTTACTCATTTCTTCTAAAAAATCTTCTTTTCCTTCACTAGGTTGTTTAGAAACATCAACTGTTTCACCTATAAGTTTTGCAAATTTAGGTATATAATTATAAATTGTCTTTCCTGATGATTTCATACACTGTTCCACAAGCATATTTTTTAACTTATAAGGAATTTCATGAAATCTGAGAATACCTTTCTTTTTATATTTAATCAACTTATAATGGTTACCAGTATGTTCTGCTATAATATAATATTTAGGTTTAAAATAACCTTTTGATTCAATAGAATGAGATACAAAAGAACCACAATTAACTACTTGTGAATACTTACCCTTTTTATAGAATTCACTCGACAATACTATAATTTTTGTATTAATTAATTCTTCTAATGTTGGTACAGCCCATGCGTCTGCCCAAAAATCACAACTAAGCATAAATGCTTTTAAATCGTCTAAATTTTTTATATTTTTCATCCATTGAACATCTTTAATATTTTTTTTAACATATGTTAATTCATTTTCAAATTTAGTTAATTTTGTTTTAACCATAGAATGATTACTTTTTACGGTTTTGGCTTCTGTTCGTAAACTTTTTGATTTGGTACCATCTTTTTCTCTTTTTATTTTTGATTTAAATGATTTAAATTTTGTAGCCAAATCTTTTTTTTTACTTTTTAAAGTTGGAATTTGTCTGCGTAAATCTTTATATTCAGCCATATACATATCATATGTTGTTTTATAGTTTTCAAATTGTTCTTGATTTACATTGTCTGCTAAAAATTGTCTAAGATTATCAACCGTAGCATTTATACCAATACTTTTGAATGCATTTCTTACAACATAAAAAAAACAATTTCCATCCCCCTTAACATTTTCAATATCATAATTATTGTTTTGCATAAATTGTTGAATCCATTGTGATTCACCTTTTTCAGGATTTTTATATGCTTTCATAATTTTTTTATTTTCCTTATCAGATTCTCCTTTTTGTAAAAAATCATCATCATCAACATTATCTTCAATATCTAATTCTACCAATAATCTAGATGGATTCTTTGTTTCATCTGTTTCTTCTTTACTCTTTTCTTCTTGTTCTAAATCATCATCATCTAAATCATCATCTAAATCATCATCTTTTTCATCATCTCCAGAATCATAATCTTGTACCATATTTTCATTTACCATACATTTTTCAAGATATGCTTTGTCTACAAATGTATATAAAAGAGGACCTTCAACTTTAGAAATATTTAAATCACCATCATTATCAAGTAATGTTTCATAATCTATACTCGCAAATTCATAAACTCCTATTTGATATATTTTACTAACTTCGTCCACAATCAAATAAACAGGTACATACAAAACATTATTTTTCGAAAAATCATATTTTACATCACCTATTGCTATAACTACATCAACATTTAATAAATTAATTTGAAACATTGTTACCTCCTTACCCTTGTCATTTTCATCTATATTTTTAAGTTCTGGATAAGTTATTTTATCATTTATTTGTGATAAAACCATTATACTTTATTCTAATATAATAAATTTACTTAAGTACTTATCATTTTTAATTTCATTTATATAAAACCAAAGTCTTTTTCGTTTCTCTACTAATTCAGAATTTTCATCATCTAATTCAAATGCGATAATATCATCTATAAGAGAACATTTCTTTTTTTTTCTTCTATTTATATCATAATAAATTGCAATATGATATAATTCTTTTAATGTAAACGTGTCATTATAATAAAATTGTTGAGTAATAAATTTGTTTGCTAAGTCTTCATCGTCCCATAAGTCTTCAACAAAATCTACATTAATTTTATCATTCTCAATATTAACATTTTCAATAAGATTTTCATATGTTACATTAGTTTTTTCTTTTAATTCTAATTCTGAATTAAGAAGTTTTATTTCTAAATTATGTACTGGCATATTACATAATTTAGTTAATATGTATTTAAATAACTATTTATTAGTTATTTACACTGTATCACAAATATCCATAATATTAAATAAAATTTTATTATTTAAACTAGGAAAATCCTTTGGTTTTAGGTTTGATAATAAATTTATTTTTTCGCTAATAAAGTTATATTTATCTAATAATTTGTAATTTTCATCAAAATTAGATATTATTATTTTAATATTTTGAACTATTTCATCAACGTGATTATACTTATTTTCTTGTAATATTAATTTATTTATTTTATCTACAAAATTTAAAATTATATCAATTATTTCATTTTTATCAATAATATTATAATTAGAACACAAAACAAAAAATTTACTTAGAGATTTACGATTCTCATTTTCTTTATTATATTCACAAAACAAATTATAATCCTGACCTGCATCAACATAGTTAATATTATTAAATAAATCATTGAAACTTTTAAATTTATTTACACAAATATCCTTCATTACAGGATATTCTTTAATAATATCATAATATAAACGTGCATATAATGCAGACCAAAATTTATTTTTGCTTCCTATATCAAAAATAGAATTTCCTATTTTTTCTAGATTTGTTTCATTGTTCCCTTCTATGTTTTTTGTTATACATAAAATATTATCATATTGTTCCAAATAGTTTTTTTCAGTTAATTTATTTAAATAACTTCTAATTTTATCAAATTGTACTTCAATTCCTGTTTCATGTTTTTGTAACTCTGTTTTTTTAAAATTTTTATGTAAATTCCATTCTTCTTTTTTTTTATGAATACATCTATTTTTTTTAAAAATAGGAGTTTTTATGTAATTAGGAGCACCAACTTTTGATGCTATTTTATTTATATTTTTTATAGTAAAAATATCAAGTTCAGGTATTGTATAAAATTCTTTTATTTTATTAAACTCATTTAATGTGTACTGATAGTCTGCAAGAATACTCATTGTAATAGATTATTGTTTCGTTTTTTTTTTATATCATTTTAAACTAACATTTAATTTAAAGCAACTTAAAAATAAATTTTAATTATATACCATTATGACTACAGATTCTGAAATGAAAGATGATAATTATATAATTAAAGGGTGGGAAGATGAAAAAGTTAATTTAAATACAAACTTATTGAGAGGCATATATGCATTTGGGTTTGAAAAACCCAGTCCAATTCAAAGTCAAGCCTTATTACCTATGATATCTTCAAAAAATAGAGATGTTATTGCACAAGCACAGTCTGGTACTGGAAAAACAGGTGCATTTACTATTAGTATATTACAAAAATTAAGTTTAATTAATTATAAAAATTTTGAGGGAATTTTCTCTTTAATTCTTGCACCAACGCATGAACTAGCATCGCAATCTATGAAAGTTTTGAAAGTTTTAAGCAAATTTATGAAACCAGAAATAAATATAGAATTACTGGTAGGGGGTACATCTATAGAGCAAAATAAACAAAATCTATTAAATAATAATCCAAAAATAGTTGTAGGAACACCGGGAAGAATTCAAGATATGTTACGTAGAAAATATTTGAAAGTTCAAAATACAGAATTAATTGTTATTGATGAAGCAGATGAAATGTTCTCATCTGGATTTCAAGAACAAATTTTTAAAATATTTCAATTCATGCCTCAAAAAGTGCAAATTGGTCTTTTTAGTGCAACAATGGATAATGATTTAGAAGAATTATCTAAAAAATTTATGAGAAATCCTAAAAAAATTTTAGTAAAAGCACAGCAATTAACTTTACAAGGAATTGCACAATATTTTATAAATTTAAATGATGATATGCAAAAATATGAGACTTTAAAAGATTTATTTGGTACTATAAACATTTCACAGGCTATTATTTATTGCAATTCAACAAAAAGGGTTGATGATTTGGAAGAAGCAATGAAAGAAGATGACTTTCCTGTACGTAAAATTCATGGTAAAATGACAGGAAATGAAAGAAAAGAAACGTACAAAGAATTTAAAGATGGTGGATGTAGAGTTCTAATTACAAGTGATTTATTTGCACGTGGTATAGATGTACAACAAGTTAGTATTGTTATTAATTTTGATATACCCAAAAATGAACATACTTATTTACATCGCATAGGACGTTCTGGTAGATGGGGACGTAAGGGGGTAGCCATTAATTTTCAAACTAAATATGATATTACTAGATTAAAAAAGTTTGAAGAATTTTATAGTACACAAATAGTAGAAATGCCGGCTAATTATATGGAACATCTCAATCTGTAATTCTACGTTTAAATAAAACACAATTTTTCTATATAGGATATAAATGTCAAATATAGAAAAATATTATACAGATTTTAAATTACCAATTGAACTTATAAAAGAAAAAAATCAAATTTCGAAAGTTTTAAAAGATGATTTAGAATTAATTAAAAATAATGATGAAAATAATATAAATCCGACTGTATATCAAAGACTTTTTAAACCTAAAACTCAAGTAGGAAAAGATTGTTTAAATATTTGGACAAAATATTATTCTAAAGATAAAAAATTTATAAAAGATAGTCAAAAACTATATCAAAATATAAATGTTATTAATTTTGATGGAAAAGTTATTGATGATATGATGACAGTTTGGCGTGACTTTAAAGAACAAAATAATTTTTATGAAAAATATCAATATTTAGATTGGTCAAAATTCTTATTTTTAAATAAATCAGTCCTTTTTCTCTCCCTCATGAGTTTTTATAATTTATCATCTCCAGTTTTAAACTTAATAGCCCCTGTATTTATATTAATAGTGCCTTTTTTTGTGTTAAAAATAATGAAAATGCCAATAACCTGGGAAACTTATTATAACATTTTAGTCGCAAATTTAAAACATCATGCATTAGGTAAATTATTAATGTCATTTAATGAAGTTTCTATGGGACAAAAAGTTTATATAATTTTTTGTTTAGGGCTTTATTTTTACAATATATATCAAAATATTATTTTATGCTACAGATTTTATAAAAATACTTATACAGTAATAAATAATTTTGAATTAACAAATGAATATTTAGATTATACAATACATAAAATTAAATTAACTCTTACATTAACTCAAAAGTTAAAAACATACAAAAACTTTAATAACCAATTGAATGAATATTTAGAAAAATTAGAGAAATATAAAGATTGCATAAAAAATCTACCATCTAATAATGGTATACAAAAATTTATTCAAATTGGTAAACTAATGAAAGAATTTTACATATTTTATGATAGTGATGAAGTAGAAAAAATTATGAATTGGAGTTTTGGATTTCATGGATATATAGATAATATTTTAGGAATAAATAAAAATATTATAACAAAAACAATTAAGCCTTGTCATATTAATAATAAAATTAATTTCAGTGTTAAAAATATTTGGCATCCTTGTATAGAAAAACCAGTAAAAAATTCTATAAATTTAAAAAAAAATATAATTATTACAGGTCCAAATGCTGCTGGAAAAACTACACTAATTAAGGCATCGATTATTAATTTATTACTAACTCAACAAATAGGATATGGATATTTTGATACATGTAAAACAGGATTTTTCGATTTTATTCATTGTTATTTAAATATTCCAGATACATGTTCAAGAGATAGTTTATTTCAAGCAGAAGCCAGAAGATGTAAAAATATTTTAGATTCCATTATTAAAAATCCTGATAAAAAACACTTTTGTATTTTTGATGAACTTTATTCTGGTACAAATCCATATGAAGCAATTAGTAGTGCATACTCATACTTAAAACATATATCTAATAATAAAAATGTGAAATTCTTATTAACTACACATTACTTAAAACTATGCGATTTATTAAAATCAAATACAAAAATTGTAAACAAAAGTATGCTAACTAAAATTAAAGATAATCACCCAACATATTTATATAAATTAGAAAATGGTGTATCAGATTTAAAAGGAGGTGTTAGTGTATTAAAAAATTTAGATTACCCAGATTATATTCTAGATGAAACTATGAGTATTCTAAAAAAATTAAATTAAGTTCGTTTATTTGATTATTTTTTAATATTAAGGAAAATTAATAATAATGGATAGAGGTCTATTAATCAGTATAGGAGTTACTATTTTAGCAGTAGGATTAGTTTTTGTTTATTTTAGAAATAAAGTATCAGGAATAGAAAAAAAAGTTGAATTAATGTTTAATTTAATTCAAAGTTATGAAGGTTCGCAAAATATGGCTCAAACTCAACAACCAGTTATGACCATGCCAGAAAATGTATATGAAAATAATTATAATCAAACAGAAGATGTAAAAACAGATTTAATTGAAGTAAGTGATGATGATAGCGATGAAGTAAGTGATAGTGAGGATGAAAGTGATGAAGATGAAACATTGAGTTTCAGTACTACTGATGTACAACTTGATGAAAATGATATTAAAACTATAGAATTAGATAATTCTGAAAATCAAGAAAATAAAAATGAAGATAGTTTAGACGAAATAGATGATTCAGAAGATGAACAAGAAAAAGAATTAGAAGAAATAGATACAGAAGATATGTTGGAATTAACCGAAAATGATTATAAAAAAAAAACTGTAGTAGAATTAAAACAAATTGCAGAAAATAAAGGTCTCCAAAATTACAGGTCTTTAAAAAAAGCTCCTTTAATTCAGTTATTAATGAGTCAGTAGGATTTTTTGTAATTAAAGTTGATATAGAATTACCCTTTTTACTAGAATTTTTTCAACAAAATTTATTAACATTACCTTTTTTTTAAATAAATAATTAATAATTATTTTATTTATTTAATATAAATGAGTTGGGCAACATGTTATTCAGGTTCTAATAATATACATTTTAATGTTCCTCCTATGATGAGTGATGGAAGAATATTTACTATGTTTAATGCACCATCTGCTAACACACAATTAAAAGAAGGGTTAAATATAACAAATAATTACGATTATAGACAATGGCTTATTAAAAATGGTAATACGATTCGTGAAAAAAATTCTGCTATGGCAAAAAATGAAAGCAGTGAATGTGTTGAAGCCGGTAAAAAAATGAAAACAAATGACAAATATGTTTATCAAAGTTGTTTGGATAATTCTAGACCCTTTGGTTATGAAACAAGTGATCTTAAAAATATGTATTTATCGAGGAATCAGTTGCAAAGTCGTGTCAACAGTCATATTTTAACGCAAGAACAATTGCTTTTAGCGAGAGCATCAAATTGTGGTGCCGGAGAAGCAAATTCTGCCGGTCCTATGAAATCATGTCAATCTAATAAATTTAAATAAAAATAAAAACTTAAACATTTTTAAATACTTAATATAATGAAAATATTAAGTATTGATGTAGGAATGAAAAATTTGGCTTTTTGTTTATTTTACATAAAAGATAGTATGGAATTTGAAATATTAAAATGGGATGTTTTAAATTTATGTGAAGAAAAAGAATATTTATGTAAAGAATTAAAAAAAGATGGTAAACAATGCAACAAAAAAGCAAAATATTTCAAAAAAGGTAAATATTATTGTAAAACTCATGCTAAAAATAAAAAATATCAAATACCCGATTCAAAGTGTAATAAATATAATATTAAAAAAAAAAATGTAATTGATTTAAGAAAATTAGTAAAAAATTTTAAAATAGAAACAAAAAAGAAACCATTAAAAAAAGATTTACTCAATATTTTAACAGATTATTTTGATAGCAAATTTTTTGATATAGTTTCAAAAACTAAAACAAAAGATATGAATTTAGTTTCTTATGGACGTAATATGAGAAAACTTTTTAATAAAACTTTAGAAAAAGAAGACATTGATATTGTTTGTGTCGAAAATCAAATAGGACCTTTAGCATTAAGAATGAAAACTTTACAAGGAATGATTATGCAACATTTTATAGAACTTGAAGTACCTTTAGTTGAAGAAGTATCTGCAACTAATAAATTAAAAGATTTTTTGGATTTAAAAAAAACAACGTATTCTGAAAGAAAAAAATTAAGTATTAAATATACTGAAGATATATTAGTTAATAATAATAATTTGCATAAATGGATAAAAGTTTTTAGTGAACATAAAAAAAAAGATGATTTAGCAGATAGTTTTTTACAAGGTCGGTGGTATTTAAAGAACAGTATTTTAAAAAACAATAAATAATTAAATATTATATTAAATAATTAATATTTAATGCGGATTACTTAAAATTAAAAGTTCTAGTTAAAACATAAGAATGCAAGAGATTAATCTTAATATATCTGAACCCCAACTTAATGTAATTGATAATAATGATAAAAGTACAATTAAAATATCTGTATCAGAACCAAATATAGGT